GGCGGCGCACCTGGCTGGGCGCAACGACATTCAGGACGAGTTGGCGGCCCGAGGTAACACCTGATGGCCACCGCCGCCAGCTACGGCAGCCTGTCGTTTCGCGAGCAGATCGACTTCATGCGGGCCAAGCAGCCCGTGGTCGACTACTGGCGGGTTCAGGGCGCCGCGCATGATCAGAGTTTCGTCAGTGCTGGTGCGCATCGCGTTGACCTAGTGGCGGATCTGCACGCGATCATCAACCGCGCGATCAGCGATGGCACCACCCTGCAGGACTTTCGCGAGGACTACTTCGCCGTCCTGGACAACTACGGGTGGGAGCCGGATGGCGGCCGGGAGTGGCGCGCGCGGGTGATCTATGAGACCAACCTGCGCACCAGCTACGCAGCCGGCCGCTATGCCCAGTTGCAGGCAGTGAAGGCTGAGCGACCGTTCTGGGTCTACAACCACAGCGACGCGGTAGAGACGCCGCGCGAGCTGCACCTGCTGTGGAATGGCCTGGCCATCCATGCGGACAACCCCTGGTGGCAATTGCATTACCCGCCGAACGGCTGGGGCTGCGGCTGTTTCGTCACGGCCTATAGCCTGGAGGAGCTGCAGCGCTACCTGGGCAAGAGTGGCCCGGACGAGGCGCCGGCCAGCAACGTGCGCGGCATCGTGTTCAAGGGCCAGGTGGTGCAGGTGCCGGAAGGCATCGACCCCGGTTGGGGCTACGCGCCGGGGCGCAGTGTGTTCGAGCAGCAGGTACAAGGCGCCCTGGAGAAGACCACGCGGCTGCCGGCCGAGCCGGCAGCGCGGATGAATGAGCAGCTGCTGCAGCGCCCTGCAGTGACGGTGGCGCTACGTGACGACTGGTCGAAGCTGCTCGATGTCGCATCCAGGGCGACCGGCCCGGTGGTCGATCGGCAACTGGTGGTTGGCTCACTGGCACCGTCCGCCACCGAGGCAGCCTTGGCGTTGGTCGAGCTGCAGAGCCCGCTGGTGCGCGCCGGTACCGCGTTCGCCCGCAGCGTGCTGCAGGACGCTGCGGCCAGCGTCACCCGTGCGACCTTGACCCGCCTGCCGATCATCCTGGCGCGGCCTGCTGCCGTGCTGCTCGACCCGCTGCAGCAGCTGCTGTTGTACGTAGCCAGCACTGGAGGCGGCGCCCAGCGTGAGGTGGTGCGCGTGGCGGTGGCCAGCACCGGGCCCAGCGTTGTGGGTGCAGCGATGATGAACACGGCGGATCTGGCGGGCGATATCGCCGCCGGCACGCTGCAGCTGCTGGAGGGCTCGATCTGATGGCTGGGGTAACGCTGGAGTACGTCGCCCGCGACGCGCTGCGCGAGATGCAGGCCATGGGCGCGGCGCTGGCCGACCCGACGCCGCTGCAGCGCGATATCGGCGAGTTGCTGCTGATCATCCACCAGCGACGCTTCCGGGCCCAGGAGTCACCCGACGGGGCGGCCTGGCAAGCACTGAGCCCCGGCTATCTGAAGCGCAAGCCCAAGAACAAAGACAAGATCCTGGTACTCGGTGCCGGTGCGGTAAGCCTAAGTGGTGGCCTGCGTTACCAAACCGACGGTGATGACCTGCTGTTCGGTAGCGACCGGCCCTATGCGTCCATCCTCCATTTCGGCGGCAAGATCGAGCGTCAGGCCCGCGCGGCTACGGTCTACTTCCGCCAGGGCAAGGGTGGCGAGATCGGTCGTCAGTTCGTGCGCAAGGACAAGAGCAACTTCGCCCAGGATGTGAAGGTCGGCCCGTACACCATCACCATGCCGGCACGACCATGGCTGGGTACGTCACCCGAAGACGACGAGCAGATCCTGCAGCGTGTTTTGAAGTACATCAGCCAGTTTTCCGGGTGAAAATCTAAAACCGCCAGAAACGCGCCAGGAGGCCCTATAGGGCGTTTTACTGCTGGCGTTGTACTCAGCGCATCGAGCAGCGGCCTTGTCAGCGCGTTTTGGGCGTTTATAAACACGCCTGGGGGCATTGCCACCGACACCCTTGCCGTGTTCTCGTAGAAAAGGCCCTTCGGCATCCAAACCGAGGGGCTTTGTCTTTTTCGGCTGGCCGAAAAGATTCCCGCGCGATACCGCCCCAATCTGGCGGTATGAACAAGCCAACCGCAACGCTGCCCATTCTGCCCGCCGGTCGTCACACCGCTCTCGACGGCCGCCCGGTGGAATTTACCGAAGCCATCCTGCAGGAGATCGCGGAGACCTACGATCCCGCCCTGCACGAGGCGCCCCTCGTCATTGGTCACCCCAAGCTCAACGGCCCGGCGTATGGCTGGGCCAAGAGCCTGGAGATGCGCGACGGCATGTTGTTCGCCGAGCCGCACCAGGTGGTGCCGGAGTTTGCCGAAGCGGCCAACCGCAAGATGTACAAGAAGCGGTCGGCCTCGGTGTACCTGCCGGACTCACCGGGCAACCCGGTACCGGGCAAACACTACCTGCGCCATATCGGCTTCCTGGGCGCCATGCCGCCGGCCATCAAGGGCATCCCGGATGCGGAGCTGAACTTCGCCGAGGACGATGGCGGCCTTGCCCTGGAGTTCGCCGAGCCGCCCTACGCCCTGACCGGTGTCACAGACATCCTGCGCCGCATTCGCGACTACTTCGTCGAGCGCGAGGGGGCCGAGCGTGCCGATCAGCTGATCCCGAACTGGCAGCTGCAGAGCATCGAAGAGGACGCCCGCCGGCGCGCCGAGGACAAGCTGGGCGCCGGCGGCTTCACCTCATTTTCAGAACAACCCACCGAAGCTGGCGCTGAAGCCGCAGCGGCATCTGCCGCCGCTGCAGCCGAGCCCGACAACGCCTCCCCAGGAGGTGGCAAGGCCACGTCGGCGGCAGATGCCGACGTGCTCGAACAACCCACCCAGCAGGAACCGAGCATGACTCCCGAGGAACGCGAACAGCAGCTCGTTGAGCGCGAGCAAAAGGTGGCTGGCGAAGAGGCGAAGATCGCCCAGCGCCAGGCCGAAGAGAAGCGCACGGCTGCGACCGAGTTCGCCGAGGGCCTGGTGGCCCAGGGCAAACTGCTGCCGCGCCAGAAACTGCCGATGGTCGAGCTGATGCTCAGCCTGCCGGCGGCGCCGCTGGAGTTCGCCGAGGGCGACCAGCAGGTAACCAAGGGTGGCGATGAAGTACTGCGCGACTTCCTGGACAGCCTGCCGCCGCAGGTGGAGTTCGGTGAGAAAAGCCGCTCCACCAGTCGCGACCTCGATGTCGACGACGCCAACGCCATTGCCGCCAAGGCAACGGCCTATCAAACCGAGCAACGCCAGGCTGGCCGCGAAATCAGCATCAGCCAGGCGGTTAGCCATGTCACCAAAGGGGGCCAGTAACCCATGAACATTCCAGGACTCACGACTGCGTTTCGCGCCGGTGGCGCGATCACCAAGCGTCGCATCCTCACCGATGGCACCGCTGATGGCGTCGCTATTCAGGCAACCGGGGCCACTGCTCGTCTGCTGGGTGTGAGCACCGATATCGACACCGACTCCGGTGCGACCGTCGATGCCATCCGTAGCGACCTGGCGCCGGTGGAGTACGGCGGCACCGTAGACCGTGGCGATCCGCTGACTGCGGACGCCAGCGGCCGAGCCATCGCCGCCACCCTGCCGATCGCAGCCAACACCTACATCATCGGCTTCGCCGAGGTGAGCGGTGTGCTGGGCGATATCGGTTCCGTTCAAATCGCGCCGGGTCTCCTGGCCCTGTCCGCGTAAGGAGCAGCACATGAGCAAGGCATCGTTTCCGATTACTCCCGAGCTGACGGCGATCGCTATCGCCTACCGCAACAACCGCATGATTGCGGATGACGTCCTGCCGCGTGTACCGGTGGGCAAGCAGGAGTTCAAATACACCAAGTACGACCTGCGTGAAGGCTTCACCGTGCCTAACACCAAGGTGGGCCGTAAGTCCGCACCGAACCAGGTCGAGTTCTCTGGTACCGAAGAAACCAGCAGCACCGAGGATCACGGTCTGGATGCTCCGGTGCCGAATAGCGACATCGAGAACGCGGCAGAAAATCAAGATCCGCTCGGCCGTGCGGCTGAGCTGGTGACCAACCTGATCCTGCTCGATCGCGAAGCGCGTACCTCCAGCACGGTGTTCAGCAACGCCAGCTATGCCGCAGGCAACCGCACCACCCTGAGCGGTACCAGCCAATGGAGTGACGCGGCCAGCAACCCGATCCCGGTTATCACCGATGCGCTCGACAGCGTGGTGATGCGCCCGAATATCGGTGTGCTGGGCCGTCGTACCAGTACCTGGTTGCGTCGTCACCCGAAGGTGGTCAAGGCCTACAACGGAACTGCCGGCGATGAAGGCATGGTGCCGATGCAGTTTTTGGCTGACCTGCTGGAGCTGGAAGCGATCTTCGTCGGTGAGGCCAAGCTCAACATCGCTCGCCCTGGCCAAGCAGCCAACCTGATCCGTGCCTGGGGCCCACATGCGGCATTCATCTACCGTGATCGTCTGGCTGATACACAGAACGGCACCACTTTCGGCTTTACCGCCCAATGGGGTGGTCGTATCTCCGGCTCGCAGTTCGATGGCGATATCGGTCTGCGCGGTGGCCAGCGTGTGCGGGTGGGCGAGTCGGTCAAGGAGCTGATCACCGCGCCTGACCTCGGCTACTTCTTCGAGAACGCCGTCGCCAACTGACCGACCACCTGACAAGGGCGGCCGACCAGGCCGCCTGCGGAGTGCACCATGTCGAAAGATCAACCCGTGCTGGCGTTCGTCGCCTACCACATTTCTGGCGGCCGCTATGGCGTGAAGAACGCTGCAGGCGAGCGCGTCGGTGAGTTCATTGGCAGCAAGGAAGAAGCCCAGGCCGAGGCGGATCGGCTGATCAAGGCGCAGGAATCGCCGGCCGAAGATCCGATCGTCTTCGGCGGTGGTGATACCGGCCTGAAGCCGCTCACCGAGGTGCAACTGCGCGCCTTCGCTGCGGATATCGAGATCGATGGCCATGACTCTTTGCCGGTCGACGAGCTGGCTGGCCTTGTGCTGGCCAAGATCATGGCAACCACCAATTCCACCGAACTGGCAGCGGGGGCTGGCGGCAGCGGCGCTGGGGATGCAGGCGCTGGCACTACCGGGCAGGAAGCCCAATCTCTCAAGCTTGGCAACCTGGCCGGCGTCATCGACCAGGCTGGCAACGGCCTGGAGTTGCACCAGTTGCCCGAGGAGCAACTGCGCAAGCTGGCCGAGGACATGGATATCGAAGGCCATGCCGGCATGACCATCGAGCAGCTGGTGGCCGCCATCCAGGCCGAGGATGTGGTGGTAAGCAACCCGGTGTACGTGGTCAACCGCGAACGCCTCGACCACGACGGCGAGTCCTATGGCTTCGGTGACCCGATCGAGTTCGCAGACCCTGAGCATGCTCGTGCTTTGCTGCTGCTCGGCGCGATCCTGGAGGATGCGTGATGGAAAACCAGCACAGGAAGATCAAGGGTTATCGCGAGCTGTCCCAGCTCGAGATCGACCTGATGAGCCGCATCAAAGCCAAGGGCGCCGAGCTGCTGGAGCTGCATTCCGAATTGCTCCTGCACCTGCAGGCTCAGCAAACGGCTGCGAAATGCCTTATCGAGCAGCTGCCTGAAGATGAGCTTCAGCGCTTCACTGCTGCCGAGCCATTCCGCTGGGCGGCGATCGCCAAAACCGACATCCAGACCGGCATCATGGCCTTGGTGCGCGCCGTGGCTCAACCGGGGGAATGCTGAGCATGTACGTCTCCCTGGTCGAGCTGGCCGACCGGCCTGGCGCCCTGGAGTTGGCCCAAGCGGCCACCCCCGAGCGCTTCCGCGCTGTCGACTCTGCGCTGCTCGATGCACTGCTGCGCGACCAGGACGTCAGCAACTGGCCTGCCGAGGAAGTCGAGGTCGCTGAGCTGACCAAGCAAGCGATCGTCGCCGAGGTGCAAGCTGCAGGCGGGCTGATCGATGGCTTCCTGGCACGCCGTGGCTACACGCTGCCGCTGACCCGTACCTATTCCGTCGTCACTGGCTGGGCCAGGGCGATCGCTCGCTACAAGTTGCACCAGGCGCGCCTGAGCACCGAGAAAGATGACCCGATCGTGCGTGACTACCGCGATGCGCTGGCGCTGCTGAAGCTGGTTGCGGAGGGCAAGTTCAGCCTCGGTACCGAAGATCCGCTAACGCCGCCCAGCAGCGGCGCACCCAAGTTCAGCGCACCGGCGCGGGTGTTCACCGCTGGCACGTTGAGGGACTTCTGATGGCCAGCGAACCGTTCGATATCGACCTGGTGATCGCCAGGCTGAAGGATCAGGTGCCCGTGCTGGATGGTGTGGCAGGCGCTGCCGAGCTGGAAGGCATCAAGGATCTGCGGGGATTTCGCACCCCGTCTGCCTTTGTAGTGCTTGTGCAGGAAACCCCTGAACCCCGTAAACCGGGTGCACCAGGTGCAGCCCGCCGGCAAATGACCAAGGCGCTGTTCGGCGTAGCCGTGGCAGTGCGCAACTACTCGGGCAACAAGGGCAAGGCTGCCAGTGATGACCTGCGGCCGGTGCTCGGCGCGATCCGCGATGCGCTGATCGGCTGGGTACCGCCCGGCCTGGCCGGGGCCCGAGATTGCCAACTGATCCAGGGCAAGGTGATCGACTACGACGCCAACACCTTGTTGTGGACTGACATCTACGAAACCCAACACGCCCTCGGGAGGGCCTCATGAGCAAAACCACCCCAGTCGCCCCGGCGGCCAAGGCTGAAGAGCCCACGACCGAGAAGGTCAAGCTGATCGCCGATCACACCCACGCTGGCAAGCCTTGCAAGACGGGTGACGAGATCGAGGTCACTCCGAACGAGAAGGCCTGGCTGATCCGCCACGAAAAAGTGGCAGACCCGGCCAAGCCCGCTACTACTGCACCGGCCAAGGAGTAAGTCATGTCCCTTTTCAGCTTCCAAGGCAAAATCCACCTGGCTGAGCGTTCGGCCCAGGGCAAACCCCTCAAGGTCACCTGGCTGGGTAACGCGCCTGCCTGCACTCTGCAGCTGGCCACCGAAACCACCCCGAAGACCGAGAGTTTCTCTGGCAACCGCCTGCAGTACGGTCTGCTGCAACGCGGCAAGACTGCGACGCTCAACCTCACTCTGGACGAGTGGACGCTCTACAACCTGGCGCTGGCGCTGTATGCCGCAGATGTGGCGATCGCCACCGGTACCGTCACCGGTGAGGCGCTGCCTTCGCCGCTGGCTGCTGGCGACATCATTCGCCTGAACAAGCCTTTCGTCAGCGATGTGGAGCTGACTGCAGCACCGAGTACTGCGCTGGTTGAGGGTACCGACTTCCGCGTGGAGTCCGCTTCTGCTGGTTTGATCGAGCTGCTCACGCCGCAAACGCCAGCCGTTACCGCTGCGTATGAGAATGCAGACGCTCGGGCGCTGACCATGTTCACCACCACGCCGCCTGACCGCTGGCTGATCCTGGACGGTATCAATACCGACAACCAGGAGAAGGTGGTGGTCGAGCTGTTCCGCTGCAAGTTCAACCCGGTGGGCGACTTCGGCCTGATCCACGAGGAGTGGGGCAACCTGCCTTTGACTGGCACTGTGCTGTATGACCCGCTCAATGCCAGCGACCCGACCCTGGGTGGTTATGGTCGCATTGTGCAGGCTGCTGCCTGATGGCTGGGCGTGTCGCCAGAAAGCCCAAGGAAGAGCAAGGCGCCAACGACCTGGAGGTCTTGCACCCCAACCGCTCGGCGACCATCGCCGAGCGCGAGGTGGTTGTTCGGGAGTATGGCTTCGTCGAAGGCATGAAGATGCTGGGCATGCTTGAGCCGTTCCTGGCGGATCTCAAGCAACTGATGGAGGACGATCAGCCTCTGACCGTCGCTGCCGCCAGTAGTCTGTTCGGCCAGCACATGGACGTGATCACCGAGGCGGTAGCCGTTGCGGCCGATGTCGAGGTGGAATGGCTGGTCGGGCTGAGCCAGGACGATGGCTATCACCTGATGATGCTGTGGTGGACTGCCAACGGCCCTTTCTACATTCGCACTGCCCGAAACCGGATCTTCGCCGATCGGGTGGAGCGAGCAAGAGCAACCGTTGGGCAGACGTTTACGCAACCCTGATCGCGGCCGGCTACGGAGACGCCGAGCGAATCGGCAAGCTGACCGAGCGACAGTTGTTGATGTACTACGAGGCCGAGCTGCGTCGCCAACGACGTGCCCGCGCTGAGTTCCTGACGGACGCCAACATGGCGTTCGCCGGGGGTAAGGATGCAGAGCAGCACCTGCAGGCGCTGTTGAAGTAGCAACGCTGTTGCTGCATTGCAAACTCCTGATCTAGTGTTCCCGCACCCGATCAGGAGTTTTTTATGGCCACAAACATCCAAAAGTTTGACCACCTCGCTGGCAAGATCTTTGCCGACCTGTACGAGAGCTTTCCCGTTCCTCGCATCATCTGGCTAGGTGACTACATCTCCACAGTGTTTGAAGTCAGTCCACCTGATGATGAGAACATGGGCGAAGAGGCGATCTCCGCTGTAGATTTCTACCAACACACGATGGATTGGCTTGAGAAAGCCGGCTTTATCGAAGTCCTTGATAGAAACCATGTGGGTGAAACGCAGGTCGTTCTGACAGCAAGGGGGCTTGAGGCCTTAAAGCTGGTGCCTGATTCGCTCAAGGGCGAAAAGAGTCTTGGGGAGCAACTTACCGAGGCTGCCAAGGCTGGCGTTCTGGATCAGATAAGAGAGCTAACTGGAAAAGTCATTGGTGCCGGCGTAAGCATGGGGGCAAGTTACATAAGTACGCTTTGATTTTCGGCTACCCGAAAATACAGCCACCCACGCGCGCGCGAGGATTGCAGCGAACCCCACGCCGTGATCCCGCCCGATGGCCAACAAAGAACTGGAACTCGCCCTACGTCTCAAGACCGACCTGGAACAGGGTCGGCGTGAGGTTGTAGATCTCGCTGAAGCCGTCGAGGACGTAGGTGCTTCAGCCAAGGACGCTAACCGCGATCTGAGCAAGTTGGGCAGCGGCGCTGATGCCGGTAAGGCCAAGACCACCGTCGATGGGCTGACCGAGGCAGTGCGTCAGGTCGGCGCTACCGCTGCCTCCTCCGGCGAAGAACTCAATCACCTTGGCGAAACGGCTGAACAACAGGCCGCACGTATTCGGGCTGTCGTCGCAGCCAGCCTGCAGCAGAAACAAGCCAGCGACCAGGCCGCCGCCAGCAATCAGCGCCTTAGCGAGTCGATTCGCTACACCAATGCCGACTGGAAGGAAACTGCGGCTGCGCAGTCGGCCTCCATGAACGCGTACCACGCTGCAGAACGCGCCCAGGAGCAACGCGCGCTGGCCGAGAAACGTGCCGCCGAGGAGACGGCAAAAGCAGCGGCCGAGGCTGACAAGCAGGACGCTGCCCTGCGCAAGTTGCTCGGCACCATCGACCGCACCGAACGCGAACTCAGCCAGCTCGACGCTCAGGAGCGCGAGCTGAACATGCACTTCAAAGCTGGCCGGCTGGATATCGACGCCTATGGCCGCGCCCTCGATGCCATCCGCAATCGCCGCAACGCCCTGCAGGGCATTGGCGATGAGGCGAAGCGCACCAACCTGCAGCTGAACAGCCTCACCACTACGATCCGCCGCGTGCAGGGCCTGTTGGTCACTGGCTTTGCGGGATTCGGCGTTACCTCGGCCAGCCGCGCGATCATCAACACCAACCTCGAATGGCAGCAGGCACAGTCCACCCTGCAGGCTGCTACCGGCTCCAGTGCCCAGGCCAGGCAGGAGCTGGAGTACGTGCGCGAGGTCTCCGAGCGCCTCGGCCTGGAGCTGCTCAACACGTCGCAGGCCTATGCACGCCTGGTGGCGGCAGCCAAGGAAACCCCTGAACTAGGTACGGCGATCCGTGGGATCTTCGAAGGCGTCAGCTCGGCTACCACTGCCCTGAACCTGACCAAGGAAGAGACCAATGGCATCCTGCTCGCCCTGGAGCAGATGGTCAGTAAGGGCAAGGTACAGACCCAGGAGCTGGTGATGCAGCTCGGCCAGCGCATTCCTGGTGCGTTCGCCCTGGCAGCCAAGGCACTGGACACCAACACCCAGCAGCTCAGCCAGTGGCTGGAAAAGGGCATGATTCCGGCCAGCCAGTTCCTGCCACGCTTCGCCGCTGCCCTGCAGGAGGCCTATGGCCCTTCGGCCCAGGCCGCTGCCGGAGGGTTGAACGCCGAGCTGAACCGCCTGAGCAACACCTGGACCGAGTTCAAGATCCAGGCTGGCGAGGCCGGCTTCGTCGAGTCATACACCTCTGCAATCCGCGATCTGCAGGCGGTGCTGCGCGACCCGACCATCACCAATGGCTTGAACACGCTCATCACTGCCATGGGCAAGCTGATTGAGTTCAGCGCGCGTGGCATCGGTGGAGCGACGAACTTCATCAGCTGGCTAGGGCAGGAGACTGCGGCTCGCCTCGGCGGCCCTGCTGGTGATGACACCGTGCGCGTCGAGCAAGCGATCGAGCGCCAGGCCGACGCGCTCAAGTCTGCTCAAGAGGCTTACTTCAAGGCGATTGACGGCGGTTATCCCCAGCACATGGTTGATCGCTTCGAGAAGCGCATGCAGGAGGCGCAGGCCGAACTTCAGCGCCTGCAGCAGCTGCAGCAGACCTTTAGCAGCACGCCGGCACCGGCTCCTCGATCTGCACCAGGTACTCCTACTCCGACCAACCTCGGCACCTTCACCCCAACTGGTGATGACAAGGCCGCAGCTCGCCTGGCTAAGCAGCAAGAGGACTGGGTCAAGCAGCTGGAGAAAGAGGCGGCTACCTACGGCAAGGGCAAGGCCGCACTGCGCGAGTACGAGCTGGAACAGCGGAACCTGAGTGGCGCCCTGGAGACTCGGGCACGTGCCGCATGGGCCGTGCTCGATGCCGCCGAAAAGCAGAAGAAGGCCGACGAGCAGGCCAAGCGCGATACCCAGTTGCTGGCCCAGCTACAGATCGACGTGATGAAGGCCACGGGCAAGAACGTCGACGCGGCAGCTGCTGAGATCGAGAAGAAGTACGGCGCCTTACGCAAGCGCCTGCAGGATGCCGGCAACACGGATGGCGCCAACCTGGTCGGCCAGCTGATCAACATCGAGCAGGCCCAGGCTCAGCTCGACCAGCTCAACCAGCAACTGGAGCGCATCTTCGCCGAGCAGGGGCGCCGAGAGCAGACCATCAGCACCCAGCAGCAGGCTGGCCTGGTCAGCGAGCTGGGTGCGCGTCAGCAGATCCTAGACCTCAACAAGGCTACGGCCGACCAGGTCGAGGCGCTGTTGCCGAAGATGCGCGAGCTGGCTGCTGTGACCGGAGACCCGGCCGCCCTGGAGCGCGTGAAGGATCTGGAGACCCGCCTGGTTGCTCTTCGCACTGTTGCAAACGAGTTTGCCAATGCGCTGAAGGCCGGCTTCGAGACGGGCATCCAGGGCGCGCTGAAGGGGCTGGCCACCGGTACGATGAACCTGCAGGAGGCGGCGACCTCCTTTATTACAGGTATTGCTGGGTCTCTGGCCGACCTCGCTTCTCGGCAGCTTGCGCAGATGGCCACTGATGGGCTCGCCGGCCTGTTCAGTAGTGGCGCTGAAGATGCCGTTGGCGCCACTGCGACAGCAACGGCGATTACCTCTGCGAGCACTGTGGGGGCCGGTGCAATGGGGTCTGCAATCACTTCTGCAGGCGCTATCGCAGCCCAAGCCATGGCTACAGCTATCACCACAGCTGCTGCCGGCAGTACCGGTACCAGTGGTGCCGGTGGGTTGTTGGGCCTGTTCAGCATGGGCGGAGGCGCCGGGGCTGGCGCTGGCGCAGCTGCTGGTGCCAGCGCATACACCGGCGCATTCGGGTTCGCCGAGGGCGGCCAGATCCGTGGCCCTGGCACGAACACCAGCGACAGCATTCCTATCTGGGCATCGGATGAGGAGTTCATGACCCGCGCTGCGGTCGTTAAGCAGCCCGGCGCCCTGGAGTTCCTGAGCATGTTCAACGCCAAAGGTATGGCGGCGCTGGATGAGTGGTCGATGAAACGCTGGCACCGCCACAGTACCGGCGGCCTCATCGGCGCCCCGGCACCGGCACTGCCAAGCCCCGGCCTAGGCACCTCCCGCCTGGCCGAGCCGGCGCAGACCAGCACCAACCTCAAGAACAACGTGAACCTCTACGCCGTACAGCGCCCCGAGGACGTCGCCGGCATGGCCTGGGGCAAAGCCGGCCAGGAACACTTCCTCGTCTATCTGCAACAGAACGGCGCCGAAGTGCGCCAGATCCTGGGACTCTGACATGCCTCACCAAATCGGCTTCGTCGACAACTCGGGCGGCGTGCTCGCCCACTACAAGATGCTGGAGACCATCCGCGACTTCGCCTCGGCCAACGGTTGGACGGTACTGCGCTACGATACCGCCCCGGCCAACCGCGAGTTGATCCTCAAGGGTGTGGGCTACACAGGCGAGGAGGAGATCTTCGTCGGGTTCCGCACGTACCAGGACGCCTCGGCCGACTACTACAACCTTTTGGCTGCCGTCTTTACCGGCTATGTGCCGGGCAACACCTTCGATACCCAACCAGGTGCACGCCTGAGCGGTGTGCCGGCACACAACAACCGCATCGACTACTGGCTGACGCTGAACCCCCAGCGCATCTCGCTGGCGATGAAGGTCGGCACGCCGGTCTATGAGTCTGCCTACGTCGGCAAGTGCCTGCCCTACGGCCGCCCGAGCCAGTACCCGTACCCTGTTGTTTGTAGCGGCATGCTCGTCGGCGCCGCGACGCTGCGCTTCAGCGACACAACTGCAAACCACTCGATTGGCTACAAGGGCAACTCAGCGCGGCTGGGCCTGCGCAGTAATGACAACTGGCTGAACGCGTACTGCTACCCGTGGGGCAATGCGCAGATCGCCGGCACGAACCAGCTGCGGGATACCGGCAGTTTCTATCATCTGCTGCCAGTGGAACTACACGACAACGCCAATAACATCTGGGGCGCCCTAGACGGAATCTATTACATAAGCGGGTTTAACAATGCGGTCGAGAACACGCTGAGTATCGCTGGTCAGTCCTTCGTTGTGATCCAGGACGTGGGTCGAAACAGTTTTACAGATTACTACGCAATGAGGCTCGACGACTGATGGCCTACTACAGTGGTTCTGCGGTCAATATGGCGGGCGTGCGGCAGGCACTGGTGGATGCCTGCTCGCTCGAGGGCTGGGCTTGGAATGCCAGCACCGAGATGCTCAGCAAGGGCGCTATGTTCCTACGGCTGCAGGTGGTCAGCGGTTACTTGACCGCTCTGGGACGCACCAGCGCCGCGGCAGGTGATGCCCCAGGTGTGGTGCGGATTGGCTGGATAGCGCCAATGCGGATTCCAGACATCTCGTGGCCGGTTGAGTACGAGATTTTTGTTTTCGAAGACGAGGTCTATCTCGTCATCAATTATGCCGTGGACTATTACCAGTGGCTGGCATTTGGGCAATCCTCTATCAGCGGCGTATCTGGGACTGGACTATGGGTTAGCGCAACCCTAAGCCACGTGGCAATGCTGCGCAGTGATATCGACCCAATTGATATGGCAGCGACGAATGGTGGCGGCTCTAACCTGGGTTGCCCTGGGATTTTCTGGGGAACTACTGGTCAGGATCCGTCTAGGCAGAGTTGGGTCCATTCAGATATTGACGGTCAAGGATGGTGGCCGGCCCAGAGCCTCGCTGGTGCGCCGGTAGGCATCTCCGCGTCGGCACCGTTGCTCGGTCTACTTCCTAATGCCTGGAACAGCGAGGCGGTTCTGCTACCGATCCGAGCGTATAAGGTTCGGCCATCCAGCAAAGTCAGTCTTACGGCTGAACTCGCGCACGCGCGCTACACGCGTATAGACAATTATGTGCCCAAGGAGGTCGTCCAAATAGGCAGTGATAAGTGGCGAATCTTTCCGTTCTACCGGAAAAATTCGGCGGCTAGAAATGGTGGTGCAGGCATAAACCACAGCGGTACCTTCGGCTGGGCCATTCGCTACGAGGGGCCATAGATGGTCGCGCTTAGTGGACAGTTGGCGCGCCTTACCCTGGGCGGTCTGGACGACAACCCTAATCTAACAGCCGACCACTGGGCGTTTGCCTGGGTCAACCAGTTCGACCCATCGCCCTACGCCAGCGATACCCAGCGCGCCGGCCAGTCGACTCTGGTGACTCACTGGCCGGTGCAAGCCAATGGGCGCGGGATCGAGGCGCAGCAGGCTGGCGCCTGGCTCTATGACTACTACTATCGCATCCACATCAACCCCCAGCGGCTGGATCTCGGCAACGTGGTTTCCGCGCAGACTCAGGACGTTTTCCTGTGGAATGCATTCCTGGAGCCCCGCACACTGGTCGATATCGACGGCACGGACGAAGGCGTGCTGGTCAGTGGCCAGCCCAGCCCGCCACTGCTGTTTCCGGCTCTTAAGGAACTGACCTGGCAGCTCACCGTCACCCCGGATGGCCAGCCGGTGCTCGATACCGTCGTTACCTGGGAGTTCGACAACGGTCGCGAGGCTGGCCTGCGCATCACCGCCAACCGCATCATCGCCTGGACCTTCGTGCCTGACTGGGGAGACGGCATCGGGGAAACACTCACAGCGTCGACCGATATCCTGCAGAGCGAGTCGGCCGTGAGCCAGCGTCGGCAGCTGCGACTGACGCCTCGCCGCGAGTTCAGCGGCCCGATGTACGCGGAGGGCCGTGAGCGGCAGCTGCTCGATCTCGCTCTGTTCGGCTGGAGCGATCGCATTTGGTCGATCCCGATCTGGCCCGACATCCAGCTGCTCGATGCCGGCATCGCCGCCGACGTCGACTTCATTCCATGCAGCACCCAGCACCTGGACTTCCGTGCAGGTGGCTTGGCCATGTTGCGCGGTGAGGATGCCTTCACGTCGGAGACGGTCGAGATACTCGAAGTACTTGCCAATGGTCTGCAACTGAAGCGCAACACCCAGCAGGCGTGGCCAGCAGGCACACGCCTCTATCCGGCTCGCTCGGCGCAGCTGCTCGAGGAGCCATCACTCAGTAAGCTGACTGATCGCCTGGTAGAGGCCACCGTGCAATTCCTGGTGGTCGAAGACTGCGACTGGCCTGAGTGGTTACCCGCCACTTTATATAGAGGGCGTCCGGTTTGGGATCGCCGCCCGGACGACACCGAGAGCCTCACTCACTCGGCCCAGCGCCTGCGCTCGACGCTCGATAGCGGCTTTGCTCAGCCGCTGATCACCGACACTGCTCGTCGGGCTCTGCAGCTGCTCGGCCAGCGCCATCTCGATCTCGGCCGGGAGGCCCGCGCCCTGGTGCGTTCGTTCATCTATGGCATGCGCGGTCGGCAGAAGGTCGTATGGGTACCTAGCCATATGGATGATCTGACCATCGTTGCATCGGCCTCGGCGGTGGCCACCACCATCGACGTCGTCAACATCGGTTACAGCCGGTTCAGCAACGGCAAGGCCGGCCGCCGCGATATTCGCATCGAGCTTTGGAACGGCGCGGTTCTGATGCGCCGCATCACCGGCGCCATTGAACTTGATAGCCAGACCGAGCGGCTGGCATTGGATGCATCCCTCGGCATAGACCTGCAGCCGAGTGATGTCGCCCGCGTCAGCTGGATGAACCTGATGCGCTTCGAGGCAGACGCCCAGCGCATCGACCACATGACTGATAGCGAAGGCGTTGCCGCATGGGCAACGGTATTTCGTGAGGAGCGCGACGATGAGTTTTGAGCCCCAAGAGACATTGAAGATTGTTCGCATCACTAGCTGGCGTTTCAGTTTGAAGCGAGGACTCTGGCGCCACACTGATCGGTTTGAGTACTACCTAAACGGGCGCCAGGTGAATATCTGGGGTGAGCCGGTATGAGTTTTGACAGCCGCGAGGCCTCTCTGGCCAACGGCACCCCGGTGCGGCTTTACGAGTTTCGCCGCGGCGTGATGCGCTGGCTCTACAACACCAGCGGCCGAGACATCACCTTCGGTACCGAGATCTACCGAACACTGAGGGGTGGCATCAGTGACAACGGCATTCGTCAGTCGGGCGTGGCCAAGCAGGATAGCCTGGTTATCACTGCGCCAGCCGACATCGAGGTCGGCCAGCCGTATCGCAACAGCCAGCCCAGTTCTCCCGTTGGCCTGATCATCTATGACGGCCACTACGGCGAAAGCGATCGCAAATGGCGCTATACGGGCAAGATTGCCAACGTGCGCTGGCCGGCGCTTGATCGCTGCACCATCACCTGCCAGGACATCGATGCCGAGATGGAGCGCCCCGGCCTGGTCGACACCTTCAGCCGGACCTGCACAACAACCCTGGGCTCGCCCTGGTGCAAGGTCGACCTCAACCCGCTGCGCGTGGACACCGTCATCCAATCCCTGACTGGCGCATCGATCAGTAGCGGCGCTGTGGCGGCGTACCCGGACGGCTGGTTCACAGCGGGCTGGGTCGAGTGGCCGATCGGCCAGGGCGAGTACGACCGGCGCACCATCGAGCGCCACGCCGGTAGTGAGCTGGTGTTGATGGGCGGCACCTTTGCGCTGGCAGGTGGGCAGTCGATCCGCGTTTTCCCTGGCTGTGACTTCCTGGACTCAACATGCCACAGCAAGTTCAACAACCTGGCGAACATGCGGGCGACCCCGCAGATGGACGGCAAGTCCCCGTTCGACGGCGAGCAGGTGTTCTGACATGTGGGTACAGATCGCAATCTTGGTGGCCTCGTTCGTCATCAACCAGGCCAATCAGCCCAAGCCGCAAAAGCCTAAGCCGGCGTTCTTCCAGGACTTCGACTTCCCGCGCTGCGATGAGGGCGCGGAGAAGGTGTGGATCTTCGGTCAGGTATGGATGAAGGACTGGATGGTGCTCTCGGTGCGCAATCAGCGCAGCCAGGCAATCAAGGTGAAGGGGAGCAAGAAGTGACAGACGAAGAGCTGATCGTGACTATCCAGCACGTCTATACCGTGCCGACGTGGACGACCCGAATCGGGTACTGCGGAAGCCAGTCGCGTGCGTTCTTCCGCGAGCAGGGCTGGGATTGGTTCCAGTTCCTCCAGGACGGTATTCCCGCCTCGAAACTGCTGGCCACCGGCAATGCGCTGGCCGAGCACTTGGTTGCACACGCACGAGCAGTTGAGGAGGCCCGCGATGGGAGCCAAGCCTAAAGCGCAGACGGTTGGCTTCCGTTACAGCTTCGACATCCATGGCGCGATCGCCAAGGCCATCGACGGCCTTCTTCAGATTCGCGCAAGCGGCAAGACAGCCTGGTCGGGCAATGCCACTACCAGCCAAAGCATCAGCGTAAACGCCCCGAACCTGTTCGGTGGTGACAAGGGCGAAGGTGGCCTCCAGGGGCGCTTCGACCTGATGATGGGTGATGAGGATCAACCAGCGAACCCGAGCCTGGTTGCAGCGCTGGGCGGGGGGTTGGTGCCGAATTTCCGCGGCTTCGCCGGCTTCTTCTACTCCGGCCTTGTTACGTCTGTGAACCCGTACCCCAAGCCGTGGGAGATGCTTGTCTACCGGCGCGCCAGTGACTGGGACGGCGGCGTCTGGTACCCGGAGACGTGCGCGATCAACCTGGCTGGTGGCCAGGTTCGAGCCATGAACCCGGCCCATATGCTCTATGAGATCTATACCAACCGTGAGAACGGTCTAGGTCTCGATCGCTCGATCCTCGATGACACTGCGTTTCGAGCTTCAGCGCTGCAGCTCTACAACGAAGGGTTTGGTCTGTGCTTGGGCTGGAAGCGCTCGGCCGGCAGTCTGGCTGACTTCCGCGACCAGATCACTGACCACATCGGCGCCTACTGCGGGCCCGATCGCAGCACGGGCTTGATCACGCTGAAGCTGATCCGCGATGACTACAACGTCGAGGATCTGCCGTTGTTCGATGAGGACAGCGGACTGCTCAGCATCGAGGACGACGAGACCGGCAGTGCGGTCCTAGCGCCGAGCCAGCTCTACGTCGAGTTCACTGACGCGATCACTGGTGAGACTCGCCGGGCGCGAGCGGTCAACCCAGCGATCGCCCAGGTTCAGGGCGGCCCGTCTTCCGAAACGAAGAGCTACCCAGGCCTGCCGACTGGCGACCTGGCGGCCCGTGTTGTTCAGCGCGATATGCGGGTCAAGGCGAGCAACCTACGCAAGTACAAGGTCAAGCTGGATCGACGTGGCGCCAGCATCGGCCCGGCCGACCCGTTCCGCATTCGCTCGACCAAGCGCGGCATCGCCGAAGTGGTGGTGCGTGCCGGCCGGATCGAGGACGGCACCCTCGTCAACGGCGCTGTCACCATCACCTGCCTGCAGGATGTGTTCGGTCTGCCGTCATCGTCATTCGTGGCGGTACCGCCCAGCGGCTACGTGCCACCCGACCGCACGCCATACGCGCCGAGCCTGCGCAGGCTGATGGAAGTGCCGTACCGCGAATTGGCGGGGCTGATCGATCAGGCCAACCTGGAGCTGGTCGACGTAACGGCCGCTTGGCTGACCAGCCTGGCCGCCCGGCCGTCCGGCCTCTCGCTGAGTTATACCCTGGTGACTCGCCCAGGTGCCTCGGGTGCGTTCACCGAGCGCGGTACCGGCGATTGGTGCCCGACGGCGCTGCTCGTCACTGCTATGCCGGCAGAAGCTGGCCCCACCGTCACCGCGCTGGCCAGCGTGATCGATCTCGACCAGGTCGTTGTTGGGCAGGCTGCGCTGCTCGATGACGAGATCGTGCGGGTCGATGCGGTCAACCTCACAACCAACCAGGTCACCCTAGGCCGCGGCTGCGTTGACACCGTGCCGGCGCAGCATGCCGCAGGCGCTCGCATTTGGTTCTACGACGGGTTTGAGGGGGCGGACGAGACTGAATACACCAGCGGAGTCAGCGTTCAGGCGCGCATGCTGACAAATACTAGTGATGGGCAATTGGCAGAGGGGCTGGCCGCCACGGACTCGCTTGCTTTGGCCGGGCGCCAAGGCCGGCCGTATCCGCCAGGGCAGTTCAGGATTGGTGGTTTAGCGTACCCGACGAGCGTGGTCGGTGATGTGGTGATGACGTGGGCGCACCGGGATCGACTCAGCCAGGCGGACCAGCTCATCGACACAGCCATGGGCAGTGTCGGCCCTGAGGCGGGCACAACATACAGCTGCCGCTTGCTGCGTGCTGATACCAACGCGGTTCTGGCTAGCCAGACGGCTATCGTCGGCACCACTGCAACACTGGCGACCACATATGTCGGTCAGGTCATTGCAGAAGCCTGGTCAGTACGAGGAGGGATTGAGAGTCTGCATAGACAGCGGTGGCAGTTCGCTCACACGGACCCACCACCTCCATGATTTGGCAATTCAATTGCCGTATGTGAAAGAATCAACACTCGGCATTTATCGCGCACAACGCCACGATTTTTCGCGCGGCGCTACACAACGCAGCATCACCGAGCGCAGGCACTTTTCGTACAAAGCCTAGCCAAGTGCGGGCAATAGTCAGGGCTTTCCCGACTGCTCGCC